TTGATACTGAGCTACTTACAGCAGATCTCGAAGATACAAACAACTCGCAGAAAGATAGTAAAAAAATCTTTCACGCAAAAAGTTTTTCTCTTCGCCATTTTTCACAGCGAGTCTATAAGTTTTTTTATTTATTTTGAAAAGTATTTTTTTCATTTGCTCAAACTTTCCATAGCTTCTTTCATAAGGTTCAATGCACCTTTGATAGTTTCTTTTTGGTATCCGTATCGTGTTCCTGATTCCAAACATTCTAGTTTGATAATCGCAGCGGAAAGGCAGCCTTTTGCCCAGCCTTTGTTTTGTGCTTCATTCATTGTTTTTTGATATTCGGTTATCATATTAGTCTCCTTTGTATTTTGAGGATGCGTTGAAACTTCCAATGAAGTTCATCACTCTATTCTTACGATCTTCACATTCTTTAAGAAGTTCAGGAGTCATTTCAACTTCGGTCATTTCATCATAAAAAGCTAGGAGAGTTCCAACTCCCGATATTCTACGAAGACACTTCTTTTTAGAGGTTGAGTTAAGCATTTCGCAAACTCCGATATGGTTTTCGATTTGGTAGTATTTCCCTACTTGGAGGGATTCAATGTTGTTTTTCATATTCTTAATCTATCACACTTTCATATTTTGTCAAGCTGTTAAATTTCGTTGATTTACAATGACTTAGGACTTTTTCCATTAAGTTTTGCTTTAAGTAGAGCGTGAGCCCTAGCTTTTTCAGGGTTATTCTTTTTCCAATCAGCCCAACTCTTTTTGAGTCTAGCCCATTTCTTGTTGTTATTTTCCCAACGCTGAAGTTCCCACTCTTGGGAAGTTAGTTGTTTTTTATTATCGTTATTCATTTTATTTATTTTCCTTTACTAGTTTAGCATTGTTAAGGTTGATTGTTCCAACCTTATCTTTATCTTCACCTTCTAGGAAGGTTACAACCGCAGTATTAGCAGAAGTTTTATAAGAAACTTTTACTAGAGTTCCTTCGTATAGGTAAATTTCACCAAAGTATGTTGGTGTATTGTTAGAGTTAGTTATGATGGATTCAGTAGTATCCATATTTTTTCGCATATTTTCACGCATTTGTCTGCGGTGAAAATTCCAATTTATCATTCTATGAGTCATTTTATTTATTTCTTTCTTTGTTATTTCTTATCTTGTTATAGTTATAGTTTAGCATATTTCAGCAGAATTGCAAGGGATTTTTTCAATTTGTTTTTCGTTGATTATCATCGAGTTATGATGAGCGATTTCAACTTTGTGTTGATATTTTGCAAAACTTTCATCGAGTCTTTTTTGAGATTCTTCAACGGCTTTTTTAAGGTCAGCCGAGGCTTTGTCTAAATTTCCGAGGAGGATTTCGAGTTTTGTTTTTCTTTTCATACTCTTAATTTATCATACTTTAGAATTTTTGCAAGATATTTTTACATTTAAATTTCATTGACCATCAATGAGTTACAACGAAAACGCTGCCCACCCTTCGTAAGTCGTTGATAGAGAACGACTTAGAAAGGTAAGATTTTTATTTCCAAAGATTCTGCCAAAGTTTTTTTCGAGGGCTTAAAGAAAATGACTTTGTCATTTACCTTGTCCAGAGAAACTTCTTCGGGTAAAGATGCAAAGTCCCCTTCGTCATCTGTTGCGATGATGAGAGCTTTTCCCGCGAAAGGTTGCGAGGTGATTCCAAACTTAAAGTAGGCTTGGCTTTCGCTATCCTTTAGCAAACCCTCGTCATCTAGGATCATATCAATCCCGTTTGCAAGGCTTGTGATAGTTATTGTGTCGCACCCGATGAGTGCGTAGATGGTTTGGAGCTTCGTGTCTACCATCTTAACTTCGGTGATGGTTTGAGTGAATGGGTCAATCAAGATTGCCCTTTTGATTGGGTTTTTATTTGTCATATGTTTAGTCTATCATACCTTCCTATATTGTCAAGCCTTACAATCTGTAAAACTTATGATTGCGGATAGTTGCCACGAGCTTTGCATCCTTCGCCCACTTAGGCGAGACGCTCACAGCGTGGTAATGGTTTGCACCCCTCACGATGTCGGGCATCTGTTGATGGATGACTAGGTCTGCAAGGTATAGAGCGTTCTTACCTTGTGGTGTAGCTAGTAGCTTCTTCTTGGTAGCTTCACTAACTCCACCATTCCAGAAGCTGAATTGTTTAGGTGCTAGGCATACTTGGCTAGCGGATTGGTGACGCTCTACCATGCGTGTTTGTATGACGCTAGCAACGCCCGCCATACCCTCGAAGGTTTCGCCCCTAGCTTCGCCTAGGAGCGTGAGTGCTACGATGAATAGTTCTGCTGTCATAGGATTAGTCCCTTCCACTGCTGATTGCTCCGCAGTAGTCGCTAGGTTTCTCTGCGGTGATAGTGCCGAGGCTATATCCCTCAGAGCTAGTCGCACCCCAAAGGAAGCAGGTTTGTTCCATCTCATCCACGATGCTTTGTGCTTTAGCTTTAGCAAGGTCTAGCAATCCACCCTTGCGACCCTTGGCGTTGATCTTATTGACCAAGGTGTGAAGGGCAACCTTTGTAAGAGCCTTCATCATATCTTCGGGGTGAGCGTAGAAGTAGAACGCTTTGCCGTTGCCCATATCGTGCAACTTGCCGTTGGTTCCTTCCCAATTGTAGACGCAATTGAAGAAGTGATTGATTTGTTTGATGCTTCCTTCGAGGAGGTAAGCATTGTTTTCGCCGAATGTTTGGTAGCTGATTTTGAGGTTTTGTTTCATGGTCTGAGTATGCCTTTCTGGATTGGTTTCGTCAACAATTATTTTGTTTCGGTTGTAGAATATTTTTGATTGATGGCTTCAATCTTCTCAGCGTGAGCTTCGAGGGTTGCCACGGCGTGAGTCGAGGCATCCTTGAGGTCTTGAGCCGCTTTGTTAAGGTTTGCGATGAGTTGTTCGTATTTGCTTAATTTCTTCTTCATGCTCTTAATCTATCACAGAATAGAAAAAGCGCAAGAGATTTTCTTCATTTAAATTTCATTGATTATCAACGACTTATGACAAAAGTTATAAAAAGATACCCCCATTTTTGAAAAAAGTAGGCAACCTCCATGAAAGAAATGACCGTGGGGGTATTTATATCATTCTCCCCTATTCTAATAACTATTATTCTATATATATCCTTATGTATACCCCTCCCTTTTTTCTAAATCTAATTAAAAATCATTAAAATAAGATACTCTTCAAGAGAAAAAAATCCGATGGGCTATTTTTGTTAAAAACCCTTTTTGATATATTTATTATTGACATAGTGATATATTTGGTTTAAATTAAAGATATGAGAATACTAGGGGTTATGTTAGTATTATGTTTGGCCGCTAAGTGCTATAGTCAATCTTTGTCTTATGCTCCTAATTCTTGTCTTGTTAATAGTATTAAAGTATATGAAGATGTAAATAGGAAGTTTAATGATAGGTCTATTTGGAACAATGTGCTTATATTTAAATTTGATATGAGAGCTTCTTGTGGTAAATCTGTCACAGTAGGCCACGCAGTATCTATTTTTTATTGGAATGATAAGTACTTTGTTTATGATATTAATCAAGGGTCATTTATACTTAATACCACATCTGATCTAAGGAACGATCCATTTAAAGCTGCAAGGTTAATATATCCTAATACAAGAGTAAGATATGCTAAATATATGGTAAATTAATTATGATTGGATATATAGCTCTTATATTATTACTTGCTTTCTGTTATTCTTATTTTAAAGACATCTTTATTAATGAAGATACTAAACTCTTTGATAATAATTATACAAAATTAACCGCGCCCAAGCATTTATATTGTATTGCGCCAGCTCGAAATGGGTTAGGTATAGATAGTAATTGGAAAAGCAAAAAATAATAAAAAAACCCTTTATTTTTATCTAAATATATTGTATTATTCCTCTATGGGAACAGTATTTATATTGCTAGTAGCAGCTTATCTTTTTAGCTTTTTCTTTCATAAAGATGCTACGGTTGAGCTTAAATGGCTATTTAGGTTTATATATCTAATAAGAGTAAATAAATTCAAGTTATTTCTTAAAATCAAATTTAAGAATATTTTAAATATAATTAAATTTAAATCTAGTAAAATTAAAAAATTTTTTAATAAATTTAATAGTAGAGGCTTTTTGGGTATGAAAAATAGTTTAATTTTTGCCATATTAATTCATATCTTACTTTTATATTTAGCTAATAATCTTATTATATTTAAAACTTATCCTAAGATAAAACAAAATTGGGAATATGTGGAAATGTCAACAACTAATTTAGAACAAAATAATATATCAGATTCAGCCCCAGATTTAGAAGTTCCAAATCAAGAAGAAGCTTATTCAGAAAATAGTGATAGCAATGAGTCTCAAAGCGCAATAGCAGAAGGCATAGATATATCAAATCCACCAATCCAAGCTCCAACAGATAATTTAAAAATAGCTCAATTGCCAATTATAGAATCTAAAACTTTAAATGTTAAAAAAGTTACATTCATACAAGATAAAAATCCAATATCTCTTAAAAAAGGAAAAAATATATTATATAGCGGTAAATCTGGTGAATATAATGGATATGGGAAAGATGGAAATGCATCAGGACTATTTGGATATGGATCAGGAAATGGTTCTGGAGGAAATGGCTTAAAAGAAGCTAAAATATTTGGAAACAAAATCACTGCGGATAAACTTGGCGTAATTTTGGATGTTTCACCAAGCATGAAGCCATATTTAACCGAACTTAAAACTGAAATTAGAAAAAATTTTCCAAATGCAATTATTATTCCTGTAGAAGGATGTTCAATAGGATCACTTAGCGAATCTACACAAGCATTCTGCATACTAGGAAATAAAAAAGTTGATTCAATATACTGGTTCTGTGATTTACAAGATCCAGAAAGTCATGAAGGTTTAGATATTCTTAATAAAATTATAAAAGATAATAATATTAAGCTCTATATAAAAAGCTTAGATAAAAGACCAAATCCAAGATTACAGTCTATTATAAGTTTTAGTGGTGGAAGTTATTTCAATGGTTTAAACTAAAGCATAACCTTTTTTGAAATTTAAATTTAATTCAAAAGCATTTACAGCATGACCACGATCAAATCTTTTAATAAAATTTGTTCCTTTTTTAGGCATTTCTGCTACAAACATTTTTTTATCCATTTTAATAATAACTTGAGTTGGTAATACTGATACTTCTTCAATCTTTTTTTTCATTTTATTTTTAATAGCTCTGGCTATAGCGCAATTTTGAGGATTAGCTTTTTCACCCTCAAGAATATTTTTATTTGTTATTTTGACCATTTGTTTCATTTTATCTCCTGTATTTTATAATCATAATTATCACTATCTTCAGTAACCCATTTGGGGCTATTTTCAGCAGTATAAATATGAGAGTTTATTTTTCTTTGCAACAATAATTCATTTGGTTTTGTTGCGAAGCTTGGATCGAATACTTTGATTCTATTGTTAGGTTGTATTGCGAAATTACCATTATCAAGTTTTATAACGTGACCAGCTTTATGTTGGTCTGGTTTTTGACTAAATCCAAAATTCAATTCATTATAATCACTATGCGCCCAATCAAGAGTAAATAAATAACGTCCAGTATATTCTTGTCCAGTTCTTCCAGTATACTTTACTACTTTATTTTCTAATAAATAAAAAGTTGTTACAGAAATGTGATAACTAAAACTATCCCAAAGCTCTAACTCAGTTAGTTCCATATTTGGCGCATCTTCCTTTGAACAGAAAGCGCTTATAGGTGCATGCCACCAAATTCCACCATCTTCCATTAAAAAATTAAAAAGTGGAACTTGACTTGGTAAACTTGTAACCCCAAAAATTAAACATTTATATCTTTTATCAAAATTATCTTCTTGATTCCTCATGTAGTTACCACGCACGTAACATTCTATCGGAGGTATGTTTGCGTTTAGATATGCCACAGTTAATTTATTTACACTAAATATAAAATATGGTGTAAACTTAGATGTAAGTCGCATGTCTAAAAAGAACAAGCAAAAAGAAGACAAATCAGTTCCTGTTCCTCAAAGAGATAAAATTGAAGGTTTCTTAACTATTCGTGAATTACAATGGACAGATAATCAAAAAAAATTTATTCAATTACTTCAAGATAAAAATACTAAAATGGTATTTTGCAAAGGTCCAGCGGGAACAGCGAAAAGTCTACTTAGCGTATATGCAGCTCTAAATGCAATTAATAGTAAAAAAATAGGAGAAATATTCTATGTACGTAATCCCGTAGAAAGTTCTACCCATAATTTAGGTTTTTTAAAAGGAGATTTACATAGTAAACTTGATCCATATTTACAACCATTAATGGATAAACTACATGAACTTTTACCTAAACAACAAGTAGAAAGATTATTAAAAGAAGAAAGAGTCAAAGGTTTACCGGTGGGTTTTTTAAGGGGACTTAGCATTAATGCGAGTTATATTATATGTGACGAAGCTCAAAATTTAAGTATACATGATTTATTATTAATTACCACTAGAATGGGTAAATTTAGTAAATTAATATTAATAGGCGATATTAGGCAAGCAGATATCAAAAATAGCGGATTTGAAAAAGTATACGATCTTTTTGATGACAAGAAAAGTTCTGATAAAGGTATTTATACATTTAAATTTGGTACAGAAGATATTATGAGAAATGATATTTTAGCTTATATTATTGAAAAATTTGAAGAATTACACTAATTAAATATTGAAATTTTAATTAATTTTAAGTATAATTAATATTATGTTAAAATTATATTGTCCAGAATGTGGTAGTCCAACTAGCTATTCAGCTTCTAAACCAAAATTTTGTAGTTCTTGTGGAACACCTTTTGATAAGTTAGTTGTTAATAAAGTTATGCTTCAAAAACCAACAGCGGATAAACCTCTTACGCCACAAAAAATTTCTCCTAGATTTCAAAAAGCAATAAATAGTCAGGATGAAGATACAGATCCAGATTTTGATGATCCCGAAGATGATATAAATAAAATCAATAGTGTACCGCCAATTCATAGATTAGATGTCGAAATTGATCAAGGATATCAAGATAAAAAAGAAAAAACTAAAATTGGAGATATTATTGGAAGCTCAAGAGCCACAGCAAAAAGAGAAAAAATTAAAGGAAAACCAACAACAAAAGCAGATCGTAAGAAATTTTTAGAAGATTTCCAAAGAGAAGCTGGATCTATACGTCCATCCTCAAGAGGACGCAAAGATGGCTAAAAAGCCCACTTTTGAAAGTCTAATTGATTCAATAAATTCTGAAATTATAAAAAGAAAAAATAAATGGAATTTAACAGCAATTAATTGGATGGATTTTAATGATGTATCGCAGATTTTGCGAATACATATTTATAAAAAATGGCATCTTTATGATCCAAAAAAACCCCTCGCCCCTTGGGTTAATAGAATTATCAGCAATCAAATTAAAAATTTAATAAGAAATAATTATAGTAATTTTACGCGGCCTTGTCTTAAATGTGCAGCTGCAGAAGGCGATGACGGTTGTACAATTTATTCAAATCAATGTAACGCTTGCCCACTTTATGCAAATTGGGAAAAAAGTAAAAAAAATGCGCATGATACAAAATTAACTCTTAGCATAGAAAATCATCATCAAGAAATTAATGATATGCCAATTAATAATTTTAATATGGAAAAAACAGCAGAAAATATTCATATAAAAATGCAAAAAGTTTTAAAACCAATTGAATGGAAAGTATATCAATATTTATATATTGAAGGAAAAGATGAAGAGCAAACCGCAAAATTAATGGGATATAGAACAAGCGAAAAGAATAGAATCGCAGGATATAAACAAATTAAAAATATTAAAAAGATTATTATAGTAAAAGTTAAAAAGCATCTCTATAATGGAGACATAGATATCCACTAATATGAATGAAAATTTACCAGTCCTTACAGAAGAGCAGCAATTAAAATTATTAAATGAATGGAATAATCGTCCAGATAATCCTCCATCTCTAGTTGAATTAGTTAAATTAGCTTTTGATAGAAATGATCTTGATGGTAGAAGCAAAGAAGGCAAAGCTGTTAAAGAATTTTTAGCATCCAGATCTATTAAGCCAAGAAAAAGCCATGAATATCAAGCGAAAGGCCTTAAAGAATTAGACAACGATCAAAAAGAATATATTAGTAATAATTGTCATACAATGACTGGTTTAGAAATGGCAAAGATTCTTTTTAAAAATGAAAATTTAACAAATTTATCTCAAGAAACAAGAAGTGTTCTTGAATACATGAAAGTTATACCAAGTAATATAAAATTTAATAATACTGAAAATGAAGAAGTCGCAAATGGAGTATATAAACCACCTCGCAGCGAAGAAAGAATAATAGCAAAAATTAATAAATATGTTCTTGATGGCATTGATAAAACAAAAATAACTCACGCACAAAAAAGAGAAATAAATGCTTTAATTGGCTATATGAATACTCATCGCTTTATTCATCAAATTAATATTTATGATAATGAACCAGATCGCGAATTATTTGAAAGTAGTTTTATAAGATACACATATAATAAAGCTGATTTGACCCAAGAAGAAGTTGATCAATATATTGTACTTTGCACAGAAGTTTTAATATCTTCTAATATCCAACAAACAATTAATACATTACAAAATCAAATTGATATGTCTATCGAAGCAGATGGTAAAATCCCAATGGCTTTAGTAGAAGCAAGCAATACTGCTCGCAAAGAATATAATGATTGCGTTAATCGTCAACAAAAATTAAATAATGATCTTAAAGTTAAGCGTAGCGAAAGACTCAGTAAGCAAGTTAAAGAAACAGCTTCAGTTATTAATCTTGTACAAATGTGGAAAGAAGAAGAAAGCAGAGCAAAACTACTTAAAATGGCAGAGATGCGAAAACAGGTTGTAGAAAAAGAAATTGATAGATTATCTACAATGGATGAAATTAAATGTAAAATTTTAGGAATTTCTAAAGACGAAATATTAAATGGATAATTTATGCCAGTTATATGTAAAGTAGATGGTAAACAATTTAAAGATGATAAAGCTCTTCATATGGCTTTAAAAGGATATGGTCTTAATAAAGTTAAATATTATCAGAAATATTTTGAGCGTAGAGATTTATTAACCAATGAATTAATTAATTTCAAAACTAAAGAGCAATATTTAAATAGCGATTTTAATGATAAGAATAACATGAAGAAATGGCTTAAAGCCCAAACTTTAGATAAAGCTCAAGAGTATTGCAAAGAATTATTAATTAAAAGAAAAGAAGTTAAAAATCTTACATATTCGCCAAGTCAAGTTGAATTAAGAACAATCATGGCGCCATCTATTATATTTTATAATACTATATTTAAAGATTATTATGATATATGTTCATCTATAGGTTTAGAAAATAAATTTATTCATCCTAATCTTTTAGGAGATCATTTTAAAAATAAATTAACAAATAAAGACATAATCTATGTTGATACACGCGAGCAAAGTTGGCTCAAATTTAATACGCCTTTTGAAATTAAAACTCTTGGATTTGGAGATTATACTTGTTCAAATGATAATTGTGGTTGTTTTATAGAAAGGAAAAGCTTAAGCGATTTTATTAGTACTCTTAGTATTAAAAATTTTGATAGATTTAAAAATGAAATTGAGAAAGCTAAAAAAAATAACTCTTATATTATTGTTATGATCGAAGAAAAATTGACCAACGCCTTAAGTTTTCGATATCTTCCTCATATTAGTAAAAAAATAAAAGCAACACCAGAATATATATTTCACAATGTACGAGAACTTTTACAAAGCTATGATAATTTACAATTTTTATTTGTTGATGGTCGCGAAGAAATGACTAGGATAATTGAATCTATTTTTGCGAGTAATTGTTTTTATAAGAAGATAGATCTTCAATTAGCTTATGATATGAAAATTTTATGATATATTGTCCAGAAAAATATTTAAGAGAAGTCAAAGATGTGAATGCAGAACTTTCGCAATTAAAGGGATTTCTTAATGATAAAGAAGCTAAAATTAGTCTTGCAAAATTTTTAAGAGCTAATCTTGGATTCTCTACAGAACTTATTAGTGGAGTTAAGCTTGCGCCATATCAAGAGATTCATCTTAAAGCTATGATGAATAGAAACTTTAATATGTGCGTGTTTGGTCGTGGCTGTGGTAAATCTTTTATGGGCGCAGTATTTTGTTTTCTTCAATGTGTATTTGAACCCAATACAAAGATTCTTATAGCTGGTCCAACATTTAGAACAGCAAGATTTATTTTTAATAATCTGGAAAAAATAGTAGAAAGTCCCGGAGCAGAATTACTATCTCAATGCTTTGGCGTTAAAGCAAAAAGAAATGATCAATTTGAATGGCAAATAAATGGCGGAAGTATTGTTGCGATTCCTCTTAATGGAGAAAAAATCCGAGGTTTTCGCGCTAATATTCTTGTACTTGATGAGTTTCTTTTGCTTCCAGAAGAAATTATTAAAAATGTTTTGATGCCATTTTTAGTAGCCCCACAAAATATGAAAGAACGAATGGAAATTCGTGAGTTTGAAGATAAATTAATATCAGAAGGAATCATGCAAGAAAAAGATAGAATGGTATTTGAAAATACAAGCAAAATGATTGCTCTTTCATCTGCAAGTTATACATTTGAAAATCTTTATAAAACTTATAATGAATGGTGCGAAAAAATTAATAGTTCAGAAAAAGGAGAAGCGACTTATTTTGTAAGTCAAATGAGCTACGAAGCTCTTCCAGAAGAAATGATTGATAAAACAATTATTGAAGAAGCTCAAGCTGGTGGATCAAGTCATAGCGGATTTCTACGAGAATATTGCGCACAATTTACAGATGGTAGTGATAGTTATTTTAATGCGAAAAAGATGGAAGAATGCACATTGAAAGTAGGAGAAGCTCCTCATACTTTAATGAAAGGTGATGCCAAGAAAAAATATATTTTGGGAATCGACCCCAACATGAGTGATAGCCCTAATGCAGATTATTTTGCTATGGCAGTTATGGAATTAGATGAAGAAAAAGGTCAAGGAATTTTAGTTCATACTTACGCAGGGCTTGGTAATTTAAAAAATCATGTTAATTATCTTTATTATATTTTAACTAATTTTAACATTGTGTTCATGATTCTTGATAATGCTGGCGCTGATACATTTTTATCTGCATGTAATCAATCTACTTTATTTAAAGATAGTAAATTAGAAATTAAAACATTAGATATAGATTCAGATCTAGAAGGTGTAGATTATGATTTGATGATTAAAAATGCTAAAAATAAATACAATCTAGATGATAAAAGAATAGCATTTAATCAAGTATTTACCAGCACATTTATTCGTAAAGCAAATGAATACTTACAAGCCTGTATTGATTATAAAAGAGTATGGTTTGCAAGTAGAACAGCATCAGACGAAAACTCATTTAATCAAACAGTAGGTTTAAATCTACCATTAGATCTAATGAAAGTAGATGATAAGAAAGATTGGACTATTTTAGATTTTATTGAAAATCAAGATGATTTTATTTATCAGACTAAAAAACAATGCGTACTAATTGAGCATTCAGCTACTAGTCGTGGTACTCAAAGTTTTGATTTACCTCAACATTTAAAAAGAAGCGCATCAGCAAATAAAGCCAGAAAAGATAATTATTCAGCATTTATGTTAGCAAATTGGGCAATAAAGTGCTATAATGATATGATGACAGTTCAAATTATACATCCTGAAACGACTTTTTCGCCTATTATGATCAGATAATGTGTAATATTTAACAATAAAAATGGCTAAAAAATCTAAAAAAGAAGAAAAAATCATAAAAAGTGAAGAAATTCAACCTTTAATGGTATCAGATGCTTCTACTTACGAAACTAAAGCAGCAGCTTATGGCTCTGATTCAATGGATTCTTCTCATACTCAAACTAGAAGAAACGCATCAGCAGATATTATAAGAACAGATAGATATAGAAATATTGATAGCGGATTAATCCCTTTTAGATATTCAACTGGCATATCTAATAGCTCTAATATGAATGTCCGTGATGCGGTCATTCTTTGCCAAAAATGCTATTATAATTTTGCAGTATTTAGAAATACTATTGATTTAATGACAGAATTCTCTTGCAGTAATATTTATTTTAAGGGCGGAAGTCAAAAGAGTAGAGATTTTTTTACCGCATGGTTAAAGAAAATAAATATATTTGATTTACTTGATCAATTTTTCCGCGAATATTATCGAAGTGGTAATGTATTTATTTATCGCTTTGATACAAAAATTAAACCAGAAGATGTTAATAAAATTACTCAAACTTTTGGATTATCTGCAAAAGCTGCAGATGTTATGTTACCAGCAAGATATAATATTATTAATCCTGCTGACGTTCAAATCGGTGGAACAATTAATTTTTCAGTAGGAAGATATTATAAAATCTTAACAGATTATGAATTGGAAAGATTAAAAGCTCCAAAGACTCCAGAAGATAAAGAAGTTTTAGAAAGCTTACCACCAGAAACACAAAAACTTATTACAAAAACTAGAGTTGGTATTTTAACTTTACCATTAGATCGCGATAGACTTTGCGCTGTATTTTATAAAAAACAAGATTATGAACCATTTGCGGTTCCAATGGGATTCCCAGTTCTTGAAGATATTAACTGGAAAGCAGAAATGAAAAAGATGGATATGGCTGTCGCTCGCTCATTACAACAAATTATTTTGTTAGTAACAATGGGAACAGATCCAGATAAAGGTGGAGTTAACCAAAAGAATCTTGAAGCGATGCAAGGATTATTCACTAATCAAAGTGTTGGCCGAGTTCTAATTGCAGACTATACAACAAAAGCTCAATTTGTAATTCCAGATATTGGTAATTTAATGGGACCAGAAAAGTATGAAGTTGTTGATAGAGATATTTTAGTTGGTTTAAACAATATTCTTATTGGAAATGATAAATTCGCCAATGGAAGTATGAAAGTTCAAGTATTTATTGAAAGATTAAAGCAAGCTAGAGAAGCTTTTTTAAATAATTTCTTATATCCAGAAGTTAGAAGAATTAGCAGAGATCTTGGATTTAAAAATTATCCAACTCCATTTTTTGAAGATATTGACCTTAAAGATGATGTTCAATATTCTAGAATTTATACAAGATTAATGGAACTTGGAATCTTAACCCCAGAAGAAGGTATTGCCGCGCTAGAATCTGGAAAATTGCCAGAAAAAGAAGAATCAATTACTTCACAACAAAAATTTAGAGAATTAAAAGATCAAGGTCTTTATCAACCACTTATTGGTGGAGCTAAAATTGGGTCAGAACCCGGCAGACCTTCTGGATCAACAGGAATTCCTCAAAGCACAAAAAATATTAATCCAAAGGGTCAAGGCAAACAATCTAAAGCATCACTATTTAGCATAGAAAAAATTAAAGACAATTTTGTTCTCGCTTCTAAATTGCAAGAGAAAGTAGAAGCATCCCTAAGAGAAAAACATTCTCTTCGTAAATTATCTAAACAACAAAAAGAAGTTGCGTTTGAAATAGTAAAAATTATTGCTTCAAATGAAACTCCAGAAGTTTGGGATTCAGTTGTAGATGAATATGTAAAAAATCCTAAAGATAAAAATCTTGATAAAATTTCTGATATCGAAAGTATAGCTGTAGAACATGGATTAGATTCTTATGTTGCTACTATACTTTATCATAGCAAAAAGTCTGAGGTAAATTGAAGTGGCAGAAAATTTTATTAGAATTAAACAAATTAATCAATCAGAATTATCTGGTTATATTAGTAGTATTGTTGCTACAGGAATAAATGTAACTTCTACAGCACTCGCTACAGGAGAAAATATAGTATATACTACTGGAGATCAAACAATAAGTGGAAATAAAACTTTTGTCAATAATTTTAGTATAACAGGAAGCGCTACTATCGCAAATATTTCGAATGGCGCGACTTTACAATTAAGCGGCAATCGCGTATTAACGACTGCAGATTCAGTATCAACAACTTTACCAAATACGCTTCTTTATACGAGTGGTTTTCAAATTATAAGCGGAAGTAAAACGCTTACAGGCGTAGGAGTAGTTTTAAATGTTACAACTGGTGCTACCTTGCAGCTTAGTGGCAATCGCGTATTAACGACTGCAGATACAATTACCGCAACAGCCACAGGATTACCAGATACGCTTCTTTATACGAGTGGTTTTCAAATTATAAGCGGAAGTAAAACGCTTACAGGCGTAGGAGTAGTTTTAAATGTTACAACTGGTGCTACCTTGCAGCTTAGTGGCAATCGCGTATTAACGACTGCAGATACAATTACCGCAACAGCCACAGGATTACCAGATACGCTTCTTTATACGAGTGGTTTTCAAATTATAAGCGGAAGTAAAACGCTTACAGGCGTAGGAGTAGTTTTAAATGTTACAACCGGTGCTACCTTGCAACTTAGTGGCAATCGCGTATTAACGACTGCGGAAGGTGCAACTATAACAAATCTTGCTTCGACTGGAAGTACGTTAGACAATAAGATTAACGCTCTTAGCGGAAATAATTATCTTACAACGACTTCTGCTTCAAATACATACGCAACCATAACAAATCTTGCTTCGACTG